GCTGATCGATCTGTACTGCGACCGAAAGACCGGCTTCGGCACAGCGTCGGAGACGCGCTACTACACGGCTGAGGACTGGGAGTATGTGCTGACCGATGATCTCGTCAGCGTCACCACGCTCCAGACTGACGATGATGCCAACGGAACCTACGAGACCACCTGGACTTCTGGCACCGACTATGTGCTGGCTCCGCGCAATGCTGCGCTAGACGGTTTCCCCTACACCGAGATTGACACGAGCGTCACATGGCCGCGCAACTTCCCTAAGGATGTTTATCTCGGCGTAAAGGTGGTCGGCGTGTTCGGCTTCCCAGCCGTACCGGCTGCGGTCAAGCAGGCGGAGATCATTCAGGCTGGCGCTGTCTGGAACAGCCGCACCGCGCCATTCGGCGTGATCGGATCGGCTGACCTTGGCGGCATCCTCCGCATGAGCCGCGCCCTGCACCCAGAGGCTGCACTTATCCTTGAGCCGTATCGGAAGCGCAACGGCTTGGCGCGATGACCGACCTGACCATCCTTGATGCCATTGCAGCTCGGCTAGAGGCGGTCACTCCGCCAACTGGCTACGCACTCCGCAACGCGTGGGCGACACCGCCAGAGTCTCTGCCGGTTGTGCCAGCCGTCGTGCTCTTCCCTGGCGATGACTCGATCAGCATTGGCAACGGCAATCGCACCACGGTGCTCACGGTCGCAATCCGCCTGTACCTCCTGCCAATCCCACGGATGGAGGACAAGTACCGCGACCTGTACACCTGGCGCGCTTGGCTCCGCACAGCCTTTGACGGAGCTGTGACGATTAGTGGAAATGCCGTTCAGGTAGCAGTCACTGCTACTACACTCGGCACAGATACATACGCCGATCAGGAATACCTGACCGTAGAAGCAACTGCGGAAGTCACGGTCTATGACACCGTGGCGTTCACCGCGTAGAGCAAGGAGATCGAGATATGCCAACTTACGGCGCAAAGGCTCTGACGCGAATCGCTACTGCGTCGCAATCTGGCTTCGGCACGGCCGCCTCCATGGGCACCGCCGTCGGCGAGATTCTCTTCAGCGAGACCATCGGATCGCTCGACCTGGGCGTGACCGTTGATCTTGGCGAGACGATCTCAGTAGGTCGCCGCACCGCGATCCAGGCAAGCCAGCCAGTCATCACCGGACGCGCACCAGTCCTCACCATTGCTGAGGGTCCTGCATCGCTCCGCACCCTGCCACTAGTCCTTGATGCAATCGGCGCGAGCACCTCAGGCACGGCTTCGCCGTACTCGTGGACTTGGTCGCCAACGCAGACGGATGTCGACACGCTGGTGTTCTACTCGTTCCTTGTGACTGACGGCGTGCAGAAGTATCTCGTCCGAGATGCAGCGCCAACCGAGATCACCTTCTCGGCAGACGCAGCAGGCTTGCTCCAGATGGGCGCAACCTTTGCGGCAACCACGGTTACCAGCTCAGCACTCGCCTTCCCTAACGCGATCCCTGCCAATCCAATGATGGCTGGGCGCTTGATGAAGTTGAGCACCGACACCAACTTCCCAGACAAGAGCGGCACAGGGGCGACCGACTACGCTTCGATCTACAACTTCAACCTGACGATTCAGACTGGCGTTGGAATGATCACCGCCCTTGACGGCAGCCTCACGGCCGCGACGGCAGCCCTGACCGGTGTGCTGGATGCAACGCTGACCTTCACGGTAGCGAGCAACTCGGCAGCCACGACGAGCTTCCCAATCACCGACATCGCCACGCAGAAGTATCTGCGCCTGTACGGCACGACTGCCGATAACTTCGGCGTGTGGATTCTCGGCTCCTGGGAGATCGAGAACATCGTGCCGCTCTCGGCGGATAACGAAGGCGTCACGGTGAATGAGATCACCTGCCGACTGGCGTTTGATACGGCCTCAGGCAAGTCGCTTGAGATCGTGGTGGATTCGCCGCTGGCAACAGCGCCGTAAAGAGCAGCGCCTAGTGCGCTAGTAGGAGGGTCAATATGAACACGGTGAAGATCACCCTAGATGGTGAGTACGCAGGCTGGACCGCTGAGCTGCGAAAGCAGGTCTCCGCGCGCATCCTGCTCGACTTGGAATCAGGCGTAGCGCAGCGAGCGTTGACAGCCTTTGCACAACTGGTAGTCACGCATAACTTCAAGGGGCTTGATGGCAAGCCTTGTCAGGATGTGCTGGACGCACCAGTAGACGCACTCTCGCAGACGCTTGAGGCGTGGGGCAAGGCGAACCAGCCGGACCCCAAGTAAGGCTCGCCGCCAGGCGGATGGCGATTGGACAATCTATCGCACCTCCGCCAGAGATCATCTTCCACCTCTTAGGCGAGAAGTTTGGGATGTGGCCAGATGAGGTAGCGAGCCTGCCGATAGATCAGGTGCTACTTGCGTGGATGATTCACGCAGAGATGCAGCCGAAAGGGAAGTGATGCGAGCAGGGATCGTCGTAGAAGGTCAGTTCGATAGTAACTACGACCAACTGCGGCTTGGCTTCCTCAAGGGTTCCAACCCAACAGCCTTCAAGCGCCTGATGAATTTTGCGACCCTGAACGCAGCTCGCACCCTGAAGAAGCCAATTCAAGATGCTGCGCCACGCGGAGAAACTGGCAAGTTGAAAAAGAATATTAAGGCTCGTGGTGCTAGGTACAACAGACCAGCAGCAATTGTCGGAGTCAAGGGTGGTCGCAAGGGTGCGTTCTACGGCTGGCTGGTTGTGAAAGGGATCGGATCGCGTAGGAGAACTGAAAACGGAACATTCACGGTGAAGGCAGTTAGAGCAAAGCCGTTTGTTGATCAAGTGGTAAAGAAGCAATCAAACCTTGACCGAGCGGTAGAGTCATACAGTAAGACGGTGGCCGCGTTCCTGAACGATCAGCCATTCCGCAACACCATCCTAAAGTTCAAGAGAGGTAACCAACGCTGATGGCTGGAAACCAGACCGCTAACTTTGTCGTAAAGGCAAAGGACTCCGCATCAGGTCCTCTTGGAAAGATCGGCACCTCGATGGGCAAGCTGCGCCGCGTCGGCTTCAGCGCATTCAAGGGCATTGCGGCTGGCGCTGCTGTTGCCGGAGCCGCACTGGCTGGGCTTGCATTCACCGCAGTCAAGTCCGCTGCTGACGATGAGCGCCAGACAATCCTGCTGAACGCTGCGCTAAAGCAGCGTGGACTGCTCACAGAAGGTCTGACAAAGCAGATTGACGAGCAGATCATCGCTATGGGTGCGCTGGGCATCACTGATGACCAGGTGCGTGCCGGTATCGAAGTGGGGTCACGATTCTTCTCGAGCCGCAATATGCTGCTCAAGGCGAATGCTGTCGCGGCAGACATTGCTGCCGTAACAGGCACTGACCTTGCAGAAGTTATGACTACCATCGGCAAGGCAACTCAGGGTCAGACGAGAGGTCTCAAGGCGCTCGGCATCCAGGTCTCCAAGAACGCCACCTTAGAGGAGATCCTCACGGCCGCGACAGAAAAGTACGGCGGCACAGCTGCGGAGATCGCTAACTCAACGAGCGGCAAGTTCGCTCGATCCCAGGTGCGATTCAATGAGACACTGGAGGAGCTTGGCTACCGGCTGCTACCCACAGTCAACAAGGTGATGGACTTCCTTGCCAAAGAGGCTCTGCCAGCATTCGAGGCAATCGTTAGAACAGTTGGTCCAGTCCTTGACGATCTGATCACTAACTATGTCGGACCTCTGGTGCGTTCCTTTGGCGAGCTGTTCAAGGTGTTTGAGGATAATGACATCAACGGCCTCGTGCTTGCGCTCACGCCGCTCAAGATCTTCCTAGAGGCACTGAAGATCACCGTTGATGCAATCGTGTTCGGACTACGGACACTCTTCTCCGCGCAGGGCGCAGCGGCGAAAGCAGGTGTGACCTCCGCTGGATACTCGCCGTACCTTGCCAACGCGGTGACCTCTGGCACATTCACGCTACCGCCAACCACCAACAACATCTTCATCGGCACAGGCAAGGTTGACACCGTGGTCACCGACTCGATCAACCGAACTGGCACCTTCAAGCGCGGTCGCTAAATGGCAAACCCATTCAGCCTGATCGTGGCTGGCGTTGACAGCGGCGCGAACCTTCTTGACCTACCAGCTCCAAGTGCGCTGACTACGCCGTATGTTGATCTTGGCAGTCTCTCGCTGACGCTCTCAGGCGACGGCAACGGTGGCTCAATGCAGTTCGATGTGATTGAGACCAAGACCCCAGTCGCAGGACCGTGGTGGCGCTCTGGTGCCGTCTACGACAATGCGCGCGTCCAGTTCTTTGATAGCCGCTACAGCGCGACCACGCCAATCTTCTTGGGCTACATCACCGGCATTGATGCCGTCTTGTTGGAGAACGGCCTTGGCTCGCGCGCAACGGTGACCGTTGAGGATGCAGACGGCTGGCTCGGTAAGACCATCATTCGCAACGGCAAAACAGGCATCCGCGCCACCTCATATGTTGACTCTTTCACACAGGGCGGCGCATCATCAACTGATCGAGACCACATCAACGCGCTATTGGCACGAGTCGATACTCAGGTCAACGACGCGACCACGCGACAGATCCTGAATACCGCCGTGATCAGCGGTTCTACACGCGCAGTCTTTAGCGGCTCAGCGCAGACCATTGGCAAGCAGACCTTCAAGGCGACGACGCTTCAGAGCGCGCTTGATCAGATTGCAGAGGCGGCTGGTGGTATTGCCGATGTGCAGTACCGCTACTGGATTGATGGCGACGGCCGCCTGAACTACGGTCCAAAGACTGCCGCTCCGACCTACGCGACGGCACCAGCAGAGATCGTCACTGACCCTGCAAGCGTGCAGACAGGTAGCGCGGCGAGCGTGACGCGCCTGCTGGCACGCGATCTCACGGTCAACCTTGATCACTCGGACATCGTGAAGGG